TTATTCAACTTTAAATAGGTCATCCATTTTAGCTGCGGCCTCCTGATCTGCACGAGTAGTTGCGTGTCCGTAAACCTCTAAAAGCATACGAGCATCTGAATGTCCAAGTCGTTTAGCAATGGCCTTAATGTTCATACCACTTTCAAGAAGTAAAGTTGCAGAGGAGTGGCGTAGACCGTAAAGAGTGATTCTTGGTAAACCAATGCGCTCAACGTATTTAGGAAACCATTTCGAAACCGTAGTTGGATGCATTTGAAGTCCATTGTCTTGAATGAATAAATAGCCAGACTCCTGGAAGTTTTTCTTTAGAGACATTGAGTTTGATTTATACTCCTGGTATTGCTTAACTGCATTGACAACAAAGTTGGGTACATATATTGATCGTACAGACTGCTCTGTCTTTGGAGCCTTGGTTATTGATCCAATGGATGCATTAACGTAAGTAGTTGACTCGTTAACATGAATAACTCCAGTTTCTAAATCAAGATCCCTCGATTCTTGAATTGCTATAATCTCACCTGGTCGCATGCCAGTTGCAATCATTATGAGTAAGAAGGCTTTATACTTCAACTCACTTTCCTTAAGAGTGTTCAAGCTCTCCATTAATACCTTAAGTTGATCAAGTTCATAAATTTTAATTTGAGCCTTATTTTTCTTTGGAGCTTTTATGCTTTCAATAGGACTACTCGTTATTAACTGCCAGTTAACTGCTGTTTTGAACATGACAGATAAAAGCTCATGTATTCTTTTCTTAGACGTTCCGGATAGTAGTTCTCCAGTTCGCATATTCTTCATTTCATTTAAATCGTTAAAGAACCGTTTGCAGAATATAGGGGTTACTTTCTTAAGCTTAATGTCCTTAAAATAAGGCAGTATTCTATTGTTTAAGTGTCCCATGTAATCTTTTACTGTCTTTGGTGAAAGGTCGGGTTTTGCATAGTCATTAATCCACATTTGAGCAAATTGGTAAAAGTAAAGGTCATGATCCTTTTGCCGACTCAAAACAGTATCTACATAATGTATAAACTGTGGGATTTGTTTCTCTGCAGCACTTTTGCTTGATGCAATAAAAGGTTCTGAAACAAAACGCTTTGTTCTTCCTTCAACTGGGTCAAAACGCCTTTCTACGATTCTATATTTGCCTTCACCACGTTTTTCAACATGTGCCATGTTAATCCTCCATTCTGTTGTATATATAGACAGACGGCAGACTAGACAAGACAAGTGTACGTGTTTCGTCAATATTCCAATTGCATTGTACTCGATTCATAAACTCGAGCTTTTGCTGAACAAACTCAGTAGTTACATTATAGTGTTCAGCTATATCTTGTATAGTCCTCATTTTATTCTCTTTAATTTGGTTTAGCAAATCGAGATCAGGAATAGCGTAGTTACAAGCCCAACGAATGGCTTGTTCCTCGCTTTTGTCTATTCTGAGCTTTTGTGAATAGGACAAGTGCTTTTTAGGTGTGTTGTCTCCAACAGAGGTGAAATAGTGTCCTAACTCTTCTATGAGTATGGTTTTATATTTCGCAGAACTGGTGTCTAGATTGTTATTCATTATAATCATAGAAACTGTATTGTCTGAGTAAAATGTACCTCCAACATTTGTTGGTAATGGGCTATGAAATAGTTTAATTTTGCAGTTTTTAATTAAGTCTTTTATGTCGTGCAGTTGCTGCATCGAAACACCACCTTTACGAACGTATGTTCTTATTGTATCATAAACATACAGAAAATGTGATTTTATCTAGTGGTAATTTAATCCTGGATTAATCTAAGAGAATCTGTTATTATGTTAGAGAGGTGAAAAGCATGAAAGCATTGAACAAACAGGAAGTAGAGATCATTAAACAACTGAATATGAAAGTGGAAGATAATCCTGGATATTGGGATTTTATTGATGAGAAAGTAACTGATCATATTCATGGTTTGTCGTGCTATCCTGCTAAGATGGTTCCAAAAATGCAATCAGAAATTATAGATTTATTATTGGAATTTGATCCTACAATAACTAATATTCTTGATCCGTTTATGGGTTCAGGAACAATTCCTATTGAGGGAATGTTGCGTGGACTTGATGTTATAGGTATGGATATTAATCCCTTTGCGTATTTTATTACTAAAGCAAAATCTAACGTTAGAATACTCAAAACAATTGAAGAAAAAAAAGAGCAACTGTTTAAACGGTTGGATGAGGATAGAGTATTAAAAAATTTCCACTTTAATAAAATTGAAAAGTGGTATAGGGAAGATATAATTGAGGATTTAAAACATATTAGAGAATGTATTCTAGATGAAGAAGATGATGATGTTAGATTATTTTATTGGACAATATTCTTTGATGTGTCTAGATTAGCAAACAATTCTCAGAAGTCCACTTTTAAACTTCATATTAAGCATGAAGACGTAATTGATTCGTTTGAGTTCAACTCAAAGAAAAAATTTAAGTATGAAATTGAAGATGGTATTAAAAGCCTAAAGGAGTTTTATGATAAGTTAGGTTCTAAAAACCATTTATCCAAATTTGGAAACTATAAATCGAAAGTTAAGCTTATTTGCGGTGATTCTATTAACGAACTGAATGATTTTAGAAAATTCAAAGATAACTCAATAGACTTAGTGGTCACCTCACCACCCTACGGAGACAACCATACAACTGTGACGTATGGTCAATTTTCAGTACTTGGGCTTAAATGGATGAATGGAGATCCGTTATTTAATGACAGTTTAAAAAGCTCAATAAATAACTTTAATGCGATTGACTCAATGAGTTTAGGTGGAAGCTTTAAAACTTTTGGAAACATAAATATAGAAGCTCTATTAAGCCGGTCTAAATCATTAGAAGATATGTTTAAAATTCTAGATGAATTAGAAGATAAGAAAAAAGTTAAAAAAGTTATGATATTCTCTCATGAGTTCGATGAGTGTTTAGAAAAAATTGCACGTAAGCTAAAACCCAATAAGTATGTTGTTATGACGGTTGGAAACAGGCGAGTGCATGATATGCTTGTACCTTTCAACAAGATTATAGAGGATCTTGGAATAAAACATAATCTTATGTTAGTTCATGAGTTTGATAGAAAAATACCTCGAAAACGTATGGCAGAAAAAATCTCAAGGCTGGATAATCAGATGCCAGTTGAGTCGATGAAAAAAGAATTTGTTTTGATTTTGAAGAAAATAGCAGACTAAGGTCTGCTATTTCTTGTATTTGGAATTATTGTTATGTATTATATTGGTAGGAATATCGAAAGGAGATATAGTGATGTCTTTTGAAGTCAATTTTACAGCTGCAGCTAGATTGATATATCAGCTAGGTGAACAGTTGATACCAAATGAAATAGTAGCTTTGTTAGAGCTTATTAAAAATGGATATGATGCTGATGCAACAAAAGTATCTGTGATTATCGATACTGAATTCGAGTCAATTCATGGAAAAGGATTAGTTGAAATCACTGATACAGGGAATGGCATGCTTCCAAGTATTATTGAAGATGCATTCTTACAATTGTCAACCAATTTCAAAGAAGTTGAAAAAATATCTCCTTATTTTCGTAGAAGAGTAGTTGGTAGTAAAGGTGTAGGCAGACTATCGGTTCAGAAACTTGGTAACTATCTTGAAGTTATTACTCAACCACGTGTTAGTAGATTTGATGATAAGTTTCTTGCAGAAAACAGAAATGTTACGTTTGTGAATAATGGTTATAATGAGGCAAAAATTTCGATTGACTGGGCACAATTCAAAAATTCTATTAGATTTGATGATGTTCAAGCTTCGGTTCAATATCAAAATACAGATGTGAAAAAGTTGGGTACCACTTTAAGAATATATGGAATAAGAAACCCACAAGTATGGAAGTTAACAGGACATGATACGAATAGAATAAGAAATGAAATTTTAAGAATGACAAATGTTTTTAATGTTCATAAGCGAGATAAGTTCAGAGTGGATATGGACATTGATGGTAAAAAGTTTAAGAATGTTGAGATAGATGAAGATCTACTTAGAGACTCTGCACATGTTACTGTAGATTTTAAGTTTAATAATTGGATTCTAGATGTGAATATAAATAGAAAAGAAAGCTACTTTAACTCAATTATTGATAAAGAGATTAAAAAGCGCGAAGGCAAGAACTATGAACTTTTAAGTATAAACGAGGAGTGCATTTCTGAGTTAAGTTCTAAGTCTTATAGATTTGATTTTTTATCAAGTGAGTTTGTCAAAGATCATCCTAGATTTGCCAATATAAAATTTGAAGAAGTAGATGAGCTTGAAACAGACAACAATGAGATCTTTTACGCATATCCAGGTAGTTTTGAAGGGTCGATTTATGCTATTGACCGCTCAAGTTCTTCAAAGGGGTATTGGACGGATCAGATTTCAGAAGGTGCTCTAAAAAAATATAACATTAAAATAATGAAGGATTTATATAACTCATGGGATCATGCTAAAGGTGTGTATATGTTTAGAGACCAGTTCAGAATTTTGCCTTATGGTGAAGATGAATGGCTTGGTTTCAATGATTATAACCAGAGGGTGAATGATGTTATATTTAGAGGCCACAATATTTCTGGTTATATAACTATTGATGGAGAATCAAGTGAGAGTATTCTTGAACAAACTAATAGATTAGGATTAGTAGAAAATGAGCATGGTAAGAACTTCTTTGCTGTTGTAAAAGGCGTTTTAGCTGAGCAGCTGTGTAGAGATGATGATAGTTTTAGAGAAGGATTCGAGAAAAATGTTGTCAATAATGAACTTCTAGTATCAGAAAATAACATATTGGTATTCCAACGAGCAATGAGCAAAGTAACTAAAAATGAGGTTGCTCAAGATTTGGAAAACATCATAGATAAGAAAATATTAGATTCGAATCTGATATTAGATCAACCAACAGAAGTTCTCGTTGAAATTAAAGAGAAAGTTAAAGAGTATCGAAAAGTTGAAAGTACTATTGAAACTCAATATATACAACAGGTTTATGAAAAAGAGCTTGAGCTAGAAGAAATCAGAGACGTGTATCCTCTAGTTGGCCAGGGGATGGTACTTGAGACTTTAACTCATGAGTTAAGTAGAGTTGAGTCCAACATTAAATCATATGCAAGTTCAAGTATAAAAGAACTAAAGAAGAAAGAAGCTGATACAAATTATGTAGTTGACAGACAGAATCACATAATTGATCAAACATTCATATTGAAAAATCACCTTGAACATTTTGAACCGACATATTCAAAAGATTATAAAAATGTTGAGGAGTTTGACATTGCAGATTTTCTAATAAGGACATACTCAAAAGAAGGACCGATAAAGAACATTCTAGACCAAAATAGCATTGAGCTTAGCATTAGTGGGTACTCAGATATACTTGCAAACAAAGGTCTACTCATTACTGTATTTGACAATCTATTTCTCAACTCAGTATATTGGTTAAATCTGAATAATGATGATGAAAAAAAGATCATCATAAAAGTTGAGGAGAATGGTAAAGTTAGATTTACAGACAATGGTCCAGGAATACATCCTGAGATTGAAAACACATTGTTTGAACCATTCAAGTCTTATAAGGTAAATGGACGTGGTCTTGGATTGTATATCTGTAAAGAAATATTAGCTTTGAATGAGGGAACGATAAGATTGTCAAGATATAGATATAAAAAAGACGATCGCATAAGAAGTTTCATTATGAACTTTAAGGTGGGTGACTAAATGACAACTGAGATGATTGAACACAAAATCAAAAGCCTAGTACAAATAATTAGTGAGCAAGATATTAAAAAGATCATTTGCATTGATGATGAATGGGCAAAGCTATTGAATGAAGACATTAAACCTAATTTGGAAAGTGAAGTACACGTAAATGTTGGTGACGATATTTTTTCCGAGTTTATACGACTTGATGTTGAACGTGAACAGATAATTGATAATGCTGGATTTACTAGCTTTCAAGAAGTTGTTGATACATTAGATTCAGATGAGGAATATTCAGATGAGGAAGCTGAGATTTTTAGAGAAATTATTGATTATTTTGGTGGGAAAATAATAAGAAGTCTTTTGTTACCAGAAGAATTAACTGCTCTGAAGTCAATCTGTGATGACATCAGTGACTTATTACCTGACATAACAGTACATTTTATATCAGACGAAAGTGGTAAGACTGATATATTTGGAAATGAAGTAGATTATGCAGAGTCAATTATATTTATAGACAGATTGTATAATGAAGGTACAGTAATAGATAAAGAAAAACTGGATAATGTAACCGTACTTACTGCGGATCAAGCGGAAGTGTTGGAACACAATGATAAATTGGTGAGCAGGGTTATTGACATATTTGAGAATGAAACAGGTTCTAGCACAAATAACATTGTAATTGTTTACTCATATGAAGGCCTAATGCAGATTGATTCACACTCAAAAAGATTAGCTTTTCTGGAGAGAAAGAACATCCATGATAAAGACACAAAGTTTTATTTGCTTTACAAACTAGATGGCTTAAAGAAAAGCGGAGACAAATTTGAGATTGCAAACACGCTAGTAGATCTAATCAATAACGTAGTGTTTAGCAATTCAATTTACAATTACATTAAATCAACAGAAGAAAGTTTCAAATCAGCAATAGACGATTTGATCAAAATTGATAAAAGTAAGTTTAATTCAGATCTTGATGATTCATTTATTGAAGGAGGATGCTTTGTTGATTATATAAATAGCTCAATTAAAAATACATATTATGATAGATTTGGGCAACTTATAACACAAAACGGAGCAATAATTAATTCCATTAGAGAGTTCTCGAAACATGAAGCTAGGCATGGTGCGCAAATCGCTGAGAAGATCAAACGTGATGAAATTAATTATAAAAATTGGTTAGATAATCACCGTGAGATCAAGATGATCAACTCTACAAAAAATAATTCAGAGCATCAAGTGGCTGATTTTTCAGTAAACGAAAAGTACTCGAATATCGATATCGGTGATTTGATTCAATTTAAGAATCCGCAGCATCAGGAATTGCAAACTGGGATAGTAATATCACAACAGTGTGATAGTGTAATTAGAAATCCTAGTCTGGATTCTTTAGCAAACATACCTAAAAGAATGACGAATAATTTTGATGTTTTGTTATTAAATGGCAAAGAAATATTGGTAGATAGCCCAGACATCTCTAAAATGGTGAGGAAAATATTCCCGATAAAAATTGATGATAAGTATTACCAATTCACATTGCCAGATCGATTAAACATAATTCGATTAAACTGTTCTGTCATGGATTTATGTTCATTAAACTCATCTGGGGAAGCTAAATATGACAACGATCTATTCATCAAAGCTTTAGACTTTAAGAATTATCATTCAAGGCGATATTTCCAGAAGTACTTTAGTAAATGGCCTGACGTGATGGCTCTGTTGACTAGTCCTTTTTCAGAGACTCTAAATCCTGCTGTTAAAGGAATGAATAAAACTGATAAGGCACAATGGAAAAGAACATTTATACAAGCTCAATACAAAGTGGAAATGGATGAGTTTGGGTTCAACTTAAGAAGAATATGCAGGGTGAACAAAAACTTTACACTATTAGCACTGCAGAATTATCACAATAATGAAGCTGCTATTGGTGGAGAACCAACTGTTGCAAGCGGATGTTAAAAAGACCTCTTTGAGGTCTTTTTTATTGCGCATAGAGAGTTTGCTTTCATAAGGCTAAAATAGCATTATTGAGTTATTCTAAGATTTTAATTCAATATATTTTTCAGCAAGTTCAACAACTCCATACTCAGCGTTTGTCATTGAAATTGTTATATTGTTACTCTTTGAAGCTTGCATTCTCGTTTCATAAGTTGGATTAGAGTAAATAGATATGAACTTGCTAAACTCTGTAGTACCATTGGGTTGTATTGGATAACCGAATGCTAAGCCGAATGAAAAACCAAGTGTATTACTATTAAGATTTGCAGTTCTCATTAATATGGATTTGTATTGACTAGGATCAATAATTTTAATCATTAACATTGCAGATATTAGTTCGAGCTGAACAGGTCGTCCCTTCATTGAAGGTAGTATAAATTTAAGAGTAGAATATAATCTGTCAGCATGACGCAAAGTAAAGCTAGTAGACATTTTTATTTGCTGACACATATTATCTAGCACTCTATGTGCTGTTGGAATATTTAAATCAATTGTGCTAGTGAGCATTTTAAAATAGTTGACTACATCAGGCGATGGCAGGTGAACTTCATAATCAAAAAATTTTTTGAAATAGGAGTTACTATCGATATCACCATATACAGCTTGAATTGATTTTCCTAGCTGATGTAGATCAACAGCAACAATGAAATGTATACCCTCTATATCAAAGAAGTGTTTTATGCGTTCAAGTAGATTTATTGCAAACAAAGGTTTACAACGATCTAGTTCATCAATAAAGAAATATAGATTATTATTAGTAGTAACAAGTTGTGATAATGCAATCCGAATGTCTTTTTTCTGCTGATACGATACTTTAAAATCTGAGTAAGCAAAGTCAGTTCCGTTCTTCATACTATCCTCTATATTTTGAATATCAGCGCCCTTCATTAGCATCCGAATTATCTCATAGAATGTAGTTTTTATGAGTTTTAATGTTTGGTCTTTGTCTGCAGAGTTTAGGTCAAGATAGTCTGAGAGCTCACCAACAATTGGAATTATTGGATCAGCGAAATGGTCATTCTCCCATGCATTAAAATATACGACCTTTTGATTTTGAGTGAGAAGTAGTGATGACCATTTTTTAAGAAATGTTGTCTTACCTGAGCCCCAAACAGAATCAATTGCTAGTACACTATTAGGAAGTGTACTCAAATGTTCAGAGAGCCTTTCGGCTATTTCTTTTCTTTTTAGAAAGTCTTCGTCAGAGAATGATGGGAAGTTTTCGAACTGTGTTTCAAGTGTCATGAAGCTATCCTCCTGTTCTAATAATAAAAGATCAAAGAATAATCAACTGTTAGTGGTTACTTTAAGAAAGTATTAACTGCACATTATCAAGATAAGTACCATTATAATCAGTACAAAATCCAACTGCTAATTTCGTAAAAGGAAACATTCGTCTATTGTAATTGAATGTTCTATGTAGTTCAGAGAGGAAACTTGCAGTTAAACTAGCTATAGTTCCTTCAACAAAAGCCGGGATCATTTTTGACACCTATTATATTAGTTTATATCCATTTTGATAGTGGATGATTATGTTCAAATAACTCATTTAAGTAATTCGATTTATGTTCAAGCTGTTGAATAAGCTTATTGAGTGAAGCAGGAGTAGAGTTTGTAATAGTTAAAATAGTTTCAACAGGTGTATTTTGAATTAGAAGACCTTTTATCATGGTGTCACGAATCACCTGGAATGCTAACCCTTTACTATTGATATTAGGGCAATTGTTGAACATTTGTTTTAAATCTTCGTTCAATGAGCTTTCTTCTATAGCCGTATACTCTCCCTTAGGTAGATCGTAATTAGAAGGGAACAGATATGGAATATCTTGATTTCCGTAATCAGGTAGATTTGATAATGCAGCACGATAATCTAATATCATTCGCATAATTGGATCTGATAGCGGAATACTCCTAGTTTTCTTTTGGTTACCTAAAGTAATCGATCTTTCATTCTCTAATATGTAATTGGTTACAGTTGTGTGTGTGTTATAAACTAAAAAATCATTGCTGTTTTTAAAGTAATGCAAGTTACACAACTCATTTTTCTTAGCGCCACTATATAAAGCTAACTTATACAATAATACTCCTCGATTGGCGGATGAGTAGTTGTTGTTTATGTAATCCTCAATTTGATTTAGCTCTGATGATGAAAGTGTTCTGGTATCTACATTATTTTTGACACGATAATTCCATTCTGTAAATACTTTGTTATGATTCAATCCTTCTAACTCTAGATATGTAAAAAATGATTTTACAAATGATAGTTGAGTATTTACATAACTGGGTGTATATTCTTGTTCTAGAACTGACTGATATTTTTTAACGTGTATTCTCATAATTTCAGATAGTTTTAAAGAACTATCGTAGCTCTTTTCTATTGATCTTAAAAAACGTTGAATAGCAGATGTTTTTTGAGTTACTGATTTGTGAGGAGTTTGTTCTTTTTGAAGGTGTTTTATAAACATCTCTAATGTGTGCTTATACTCTGTTGATATTTTCTGCTTACTCATTTTTCCTCCTTAAAATTTCTCAAACACTAAAGTTGGTCTACTAAAAACCTTATATTACAGGCTGCAAGGTTTAAAGCATATCTAGCATATGATTCACTCACTGTAATAATATCTTGACCTTGCCCATGACCAGCATTTTTGTTTCGAACTGTTGGTAAACTTGATGAAAGTATTGTTTTAAGTGAAGCAAAGCTGTTTTTCATATAACCAGGAATGTATCCGTTATCAAATAGAATGTTGATGAGGCGACTTGCTGTATCCTTATCTTTGCTATAAGGATATCCCTTAATCTCACAAATTGATTTCATGGTGCTTTCAAATGCTTTGTTAGACTCACTTATGCTAGCTTCATAAGACTTATGGCGATAATGCTCAAAAGCTTTATGGTATTCGTCCTGAACACCTTCGAATCTTGGATCAGATATTAGATGCAATACAGGCTTTACAATTTCTTTATGAATGTGCTGGGAGTCAATTTGGATAATTTCAAAACTTACTATTTCATATCCAAAAGCGGCTTTTTTAAATCTGTAGTTTATTTCTTTAATGCCATCTTCGAGACTCATCCTAACTTGATAGTAATCAGGTACTCTGTGTTGGTGAACAAGGACATATTTAAGTGAGAGTTCAAGAATATCTAGTGAATCGCTTATGCTTGCTTTTCGAAAAAAATTAAATATCACATTATCTGTAGACTGATAGTGATAATCAGGTAAGTTAGAAAAACCAGCTTCTCTACAGTAGCGATCATGAAGGTCATCCCACATATCCTGATCAGATACACAGTCAACTAATACATGAATAATTTGCTCTTTTAGCTTTATCGGAAATTCATCATATATATACACATCATTTGGATTGTGAACTTTTAATCGCTGAGATCTTAGTTCAAAATTATTATTTAGACTCATCATATCCTCCTAAACAATCGTATTTGAAATTAAAAATATTACCTTCTACATAAAAAGGAAGTATATCCCACCTAGGGACATACTTCCTTATTTATTCTTCTTAAGCATTTCAATCATATTCTTAACAGCAGCAATCTCTTCATCATTGAGCCCTTCAACACTTATAGTATTAAAAGAAAGTGAAAAATCTTTTTCTCTAAGATCTGTACGACCTAGTAGATAATCAGTAGATACATTGAAGTAATTAGCTAGCTTATTGAGCTTTTCTGTATCAGGATCACGCCGATCTTGTTCATACATTCCAATAGTGCTCTTAGAAACTTCTAACAAATCAGCAATGTCTGCTTGAACCATATTCTTTTCATCACGTAATTCTTTTAGACGTTGCCCAAGTGTTGCCATAAGCACCTCCGAAGTATTTTCTTTAATTAGTGTACCACAATTTGTGTGTTTGTGACAAATACACTAAAAGTGTGCATTAGGTTGCAAAGCACACAATAAGTGGTTATACTGAGTTTATACAAGACCACAATAAGTGTGCAGGAGGTAAGCTATGCTTTCTGAAATAAGAATGAATCTTGGCCTAACACAAGAAGAGATGGCTAGTGATCTCAACATTTCAAAATCATATTATCAAAAGATTGAAAATGGGGAGCGATCACCTAGTTTTGATTTTCTTAGAAAGTTCAAGAAGAAGCATCCAATGCAATCAGTCGATGCAATTTTTTTTGATGATTAGCACACAATATGTGTGCAGATAGGAGTAGACTTTGATTTCAACACCAATATCAAATCAACTTGAACGATTATTGAAAGTCAGTGACAAGCTGAGTGAAGAAGGTAATGTTGACGCACTATGTAAAGTTACTGACAAGATTGTTGATTTAACCAGAGAACTTAATCAGAAAAGGTTACTAAGTAAAGAAGAAGCAATCCAATACACAGGGTTTACACAAACTGCTTTTGACAATCTAGTTCGTGACAAGAAGATTAAGTGTGTACGTCCGAGTGGCCATAAAGGAAAGTCATATTTCTCTGTAAAAGCACTTGAAGAGTATATTCAGCAGCAAGAAATGCAGTCAATTATTATACAGGATATTGAAAAGTTGGCTCCAACGGGATCGTATGTTCCAGTCACATAAAGAAAGGGATGGTTTAAACAACCATCCGAAAGCAATTTGGAATAGACGAAACGTGACTTGTAGTCCGTCTGTCATTTTAGTTTAGTTTCATATTTTCAAAAATATGAGTCAAAGGAAGGTCGGGAAACCTTCCAGAATTGTGGCACTTGGGATGTGCCAGGCTATTTAGGAAATGAGTTACATGTTATGGGAAGTAACATGTCAGTCGAGTGGACCGAATAACTCACTGCCTTTCTTGTGTTCATTATAGCACGTTAAGGTTTGCGGTGACGAAATATGCCACTCGTAATTATTAAGTTTAGGAATATTTGAGGTGTTCTGTATGATTAATCACCGACTAATCGGAAGTATCGTAAAAACTGAGAGAGATCGATTGAAAATGTCCCAAACGGAGTTTGGTGCTGAAATTGGGATTTCACAATCTATGCTTTCGAAGTATGAGTGGGGAGGACAAGCCATTCCAGATGATGTTATGGAAAATATCATTGGATTCACTAAGAGTGTGATGTTAATTCAACATTATGCTTTTGAGAAGAAAGCTGCAGCGTTTAACATTCCACCACTAGATAATATTGACACACATATTATGACGGTGCTTCATGTATTTGAAAAAGAAGCGCTAGATGCAGCTAATGCAGCGCATGAAATGAGTGATATCTGTGCCAATAAAATGAGCAAGCATGACTTTAACAATATCGAGCACAGTCAAATGATTTCTTGTATCATGCGCATGGTGGATTTGTATCAGGCATTGAATTCGTTGGCTTACTCAGTAAAGGAAACATACGACGTAAACCTAGACCAAATATCAGAAGCTCTAACTAAGAAGTATATAGACAAGAGCTATATTTGTAGGTCAGAGGTTGCTGAGTGATATTTTCCGTTGAAACTACAACGTGCTATTGGAGGACAAAATGAATAAAAATTATTTGGAAACATTAAGTATAGATTCGGTTGAAAGACTGATTGAGGTGAGTTCGGAACGACGCGATGAAATTGATGAAGCATCGAATACATATCATAAACGTGTTAAAGAGCTCCACGATGTTATAAAAGCAACAAAAAGCAGGATCGATGCTCAGAGGAAGATGATAGCTTTGCAAGCTGATAAGTTAGCTGAATATAGAAAGTTATCAGCTGAGGATTGTTCAATTGATTGCGTTATTGTTGCTCTTGAAAGAGACATCGACAACAGAATTAAATTGTTAGAACGCGAGCGATCAGATTTGGAAAAATATATAGCTGAGCTAGATGAAGCGATTGTGCTTAAAGAAGATACTGCAAAGGATGTTATGGCAATGGATGTGATGATTGAATTCTTGAATGTGCTTCTATCAAAAAAGGAGAAAGATCCTAAGTTCGACATTGCCTAGGACCTCAAGAAATGACTTATCTATATGATAAAAACTCGCTTGATTAATTATAACATTAATAACATTTAATGGAAAGAGGTATTCTATGGAGCATCCAGATAGATTGCATGTTGAAACTGCAAATCCACGGTTTCATATGGTCTCAAATTTAATAGCAGGTGTAGTAGTTGTTGCATCCATAGTATTAATTTGTGTTTACCATTGGGGGTGATCAGTTGAACGTTGATAGACCAAGTTACTTTTCTATATTGACAGCAGATGTACGGTATAGCAAAAACTTAACCGCTGAGGAGAAAATACTCTTTAGTGAAATAACAGCTTTAAGTAATAAGAGTGGGTGGTGCTTTGCAACCAATATCTATTTTGCAAAGTTATATAACACGACTGAAAGAACCATAAGTCGCAGAATAAATAGTCTAAAGGAATTTGGTTTTATCGAAGTAATAAATGATAGATCGACTGGATTTAAAAGGCATATAAAACCGGTTCTAAATCCATCAGATAGAGTCATAAATGGGGATGAAATACCTAGACAGGATTGTCCACCCCCGGTAGACAAATCTGTCTATCCTCCTAGACAAGTTTGTCTACCCCCCCTAGACAAATCTGTCCACCATAATAATACAAGTATTAATAATAAATATAATAATAAATCTCTTATAGGGGAATCAGAGGTCAGAAAAGTCATAAGACACCTGAACTCAAAGTCTCCAAATTTTGATATTGAAGACGATGATGAAATTGCAGTGGGATTAATTTTTCAAAGAACTGAAAGTGGAATTGCAGTTGAGGACCTAATGCTTATCGTTGATTTTAAACACACAATGTGGAATGGCACAGATACATATCAATACATGACTGTTAATACTTTGTTTGGGGAGAGGCACTTCAAGAAATACCTAAACGAAGCTAAGAGCTGGGAAAAGAACGGCAGACCAGAGAAGTTAAATGTCAAGAAACAGAGTAACACGAATAAGGGTAAGAGTGCTTTTTCAAATCAGAGGAGCAAAGCAAATTTAGGAAAACTGGTTAAAGCGAACAGAATGGCAGATAGGAGGGAAGTCAATGAATCTTCTACAACACGTAGTTCGTAGTGGAGTAAAAGTTAAATCAATATCACCAAAACTAGTTATGAAACCAACGGATCGTATTGATGCTGATTCTAACTCTCGACAATTTATGCTTGAGAAGTATGAATCTTTGGCAGCTTTGTTGGAGGTGTAGGAATGTCAATAACTTATGAGCTCAAGAAACGAAAGAAGTGTACTGAGTGTGGACGCATCATGTTGCCTGGGACGAATTGTCTTCAAGTTCAGAAGCCTAAGGAAAATGGCTTTAAGTTGGAGTATAGGCATGCTGATGGGTGTCCGGTTATGTTGTTTGAGATATGAAAAGGAGCTTGTTGATGGATAAAGCGATTGAATCCTTAAAAGAAAAAGCAACAGCTGCTATTAGGACTGTTGCTCAACATTTTGGCAAGGATGGAAACCTTACTCAGGATGAACTTGTTGAGAAAGGTTGTTTACTAAGTCATGTACACAAAGCTTATGTAGTTATAGAACGCGATGCGCATATGGTGGATGATGTATCAGAACTGGCATTTATGTCGAACTATATCGATATTTCGCTCGATGTTTTATCAGGTACATCTGCAGAGCATATGTCATCAGTGGATGCGATTACTTCAATGATTATGTTAGGGATGGTTAGAGCTAGAAGGAGATATAATGCGGTTAGTAGCGCTCCCACTCGCTAATGTGTGTTGGTGGATCCACTTCACCATCTAGTAAATCCCATTCATAGCAACCGGTAACATGCATATAAACATCATCGGCAGCAGCAATTGCGGAGTTGTAGTGACCATAACAAGTGTCATTGATGATTAGTGCGAAACGGTTAACATTTCTATCTACACCAATGACCATTTTGCCGACTTGACTTTTGTAGATATAGGGCATAGCGACCTCCTTTAATTATTTAAAGTGTACGAAATGGGGTGTAAAGAAACGGTGAAGATAATGAATTTCTAGTCCAATTCAGTTGTATTAGTGAGAACAGAGTTGATTAGTTTACAGAATGCAGTGTTGCCTAATCGGATAGTGTAAAAGATCAATAGGATCAAGGGAGCACGGTCCATCAATGGGCCAGAAAAAGGAATCAAAGCGGATTCTTCAAGAGTTTCCATTATTGTAAATGAAATTGCATATGGATCACCAGTTAGACTATTTACTTTGGCAAGAGAGTCTGGAGAGTCACAGATTTTTTCCTTGTATTTTCGGAAGAAGTCATTGCGGAATCTTAAAAACGCTTCATAGTCCTGACTTATTGCCGAGATGAAAAATCGTCTAGTTTCCCTATCGAAATGATATTGTAGGTACATTGTATGAAGTTCATGAATGTACTCTTCCTTACTTGGATCGTAGAATACAAGGTCAGCGATATCTTTGATATCTAGGTCATTCTCAAAAAATGACTGAATTAGTTTTGAAACATTTTCTTTACTAAACTCGATAGGTTGTTCCTTCATAATAATCACCTCGAAATACTAATACCCTAAATGCGCAATTTTATAGGACGTTACTAAGTTTGCAAAGTTAGAAAACTGTGGAGGTTGAACAAGATGGAAAGAGTAGAATTTGCAATGTATAAAGGTGAGAATCTAATTACAACAGGTACAGCCAATGAAATTGCTAAGGAACTGAACATTTCTATTAACTCAGTACATGCAATGGCTTCACCAAGAGCTCATAGACGTGATAAGGGTAATAGTCGTGTTGCTGTCAGATTAAACAGAGACTAAATGATTTTTATACTTGAAAATAGCCTCTTTTAGAGGCTATTCAAATCATTAATCATTTTATTGAGTGCTGTTTGTACTTTGGTAGCGTCATCAGTACCAACTGGATATGATGGACTTCTTCGCCCTGCGAGAACGCGGTCATATTCCATTTGAACTTTGAATACATCAACTTCGTTATCGCCCCACTTTTCTTTACCAACTGAAACTTTATATCTAGTATTTGGTGGATGGGGCGGGCAAGAAGCTTCAACAAATACAGATTTATCAGGGAAAAACACTTTAGACATAAGTTTAACCTCCTAGAGTAGAAATACCCTGTATATATTAGCCTACGCATAAATAAGAGACTACCCGGAGGGAGATAAAACAAATGGATTTAAATAAACAAGTACTAGAAATTATGGAGAAACAACTGGCAGAGGGAATTATTGAAAAGGCAATTTCAGAGAAACTTTCAGAAGGCATTAATAAAGCTGTTGATGACATGTTTGGTCACTGGGGAGAAGCTACCAAGTTGGTTAAAGGTAAAATCGAAGAAGTAATGATACCTCAACTTGAAAGATATGATTACTCACAACATATCGTAAAGCTAGATTCGGTTCTAACGGATATTATGAAAGCTACCACAACAGAGAATAAAAAGATTCTTGAGAACTTCAAATTGTTCATGATTCAGCCAGAGGCTAAAGTCATTAAACTTAGCGAACTCTTCAAGAAGTACACAGAATACCTTGGAGCCAATGTAGATACTGAAAAATTAGAGGTTGTAACTGATGACGAAGCTCCTTATTATGAAGGATTTGAAGCGAGTTATGAAGTTGAACGTAATAAGAGTCGTGATTGGTCGAAGTTCCAATATGCAACACTAGTATTTGAAAATGAGCATGATGACGAGATGAGCTATCAGCTTCAGTTATCTAAATGGGGCGATGATGAAAAATGGGATATTCGTTTCGATCAAAGAGCTGATTTAACATCACTTAGAAGAGTTAACAAGTTTGAAATTCTTCTTATGAACCTTGTACAGTGTGGCGTGGATCTTGAATTAGATGAACAGTGGGGCTGTAGTGAAGTCGAAGTAACCCAAGAACCTGAATGTTCAGTTGAGTATCGCTAAAGAGAGAGACGGTGACACCATGAGCAATTTTGTTAAGGCAAAGATACTGGATGGACCATGTCGCTATCACAGTTATTCGGCAAGACGCCTAAAGTTACTATGAAATACGGAGCGTGTCGATTTGTATTCGACCATATATGGAGTACATCTGTTGCAAGTAATAGTAAAACATTAAAAGCGTTATGTCCAAAATGCAATGCTGTCAATGATTCTGGTCTGAAATTAAACTTGCGGAGGGATAGATTATGAGTTTGTTGAGTTTGGTTTAGTTGAAATTTAATAAATAGGAATATTGCACAAGTGAAATACTTGCGCAATATTCAATCTGAAAAAATGAAATGATTGAAGAGTGTGGTTTGTTCGTCAGGATGGTTTTCAATTTCAATCTTGTATCCATCAGGCCCGTGTGAGCATTTGATTGAATCACCTGGCATACAAATCGTAGTGAACTTACATATGCCTAGAGGGTGATCAGGAACAATGTAGTTGAAACTAATAGTATTCGTGTCTTTGATAACCAGCCAAGTTTCAATCCCCCAATCTTTTGTAATGTTTCCACGATCAATTTGAGTTAATTTCCTAGGTTTATATTTCACTTCTGATCTGAATACTTTAAGATTCATATAGTCACCTCCGTCATAATATTACCCTTTATTTGTAGGAACACACTAAATTGAAAAACTACGCAGATTATTGCGTAGCTTTTCAAGTTCTATTGAGTTTTGCTAATAACATCTTGTACAAAAATCAGAAGACTGTAAATTACATACAAGATGCAAAGTGCACCGATAACTAATGAAGCAATCGCGGCTTTTATATTTCCATTTATGTACATCAATTTAGCGATGCTTAAAGTAATTACTGCAATCAAAATAATAATCATTGATAACATTTTTCACACCTCCATTGTGGGGTATATTACAATAATATTTTTAAAAATTCCACTATATAAATAAAGAAAATCGTTTTAGGCGTAAAAAGTTTGAAAGGAAAACTCATGAATCATGTAGTGTTAATAGGACGCTTAGTCCGTGATCCTGAGCTAAGATTTATCGCTGGATCAGGAAGAGCGGTTGCAAATTTTACCATGGCAGTTGATAAAGGTATGTCAAAAGACAAGAAAGCTGAGCTCCAAGCACAAGGAAAACCAACAGCTGATTTTATCAGAATTGTAGTATGGGGCAAAACTGCTGAACTGTGTGCTGATTATTTGAATAAAGGTTCTCAAGTAGCCGTTAATGGATCCATCAACACAGGTCAGTATAAAACACCGAATGGTGAAACAAGATATACTACTGATGTAGTTGCGAGGAATGTTGAATTCATTGGTGGCCGTAACAGTAACAAACAACTTGGGCTAAGCGACGACTTAAGTATGGGTGGTATAGATACATCAGATTTTCAGAGCATAGAAGACGATGACGATATTCCATTTTAGGCGGTGAACGATTGGTTAAGTACATATCAGAAAAAGAAGCTAGAAAAGCTAAGTTAGAACCCGTTAAGTGTAAGGAATGTGCTAAAATGTTAGCAGAAGCGAAGGGAATCGTTTCTAAGATTTGTCCTAATTGTGGACATGTAAATATCGTTGAAGTTACATAACAGACACTAGGCGGATCAGGCATCCCAGTTAAACACTGGGGTGCTTTATTTTTTGGGAAGAAACAAGGAGGCTATTTGGGATGCAGATCAACAAAAATGAAAGACAAAAGACAGAAGATGCTATAAAGCGTCATTTTATCAGAGCTCGAAGATTACAGCGAATGGCCCGAAGAAAAGAAGGCCTTCAAGAGTTTATAGACGAGCTAAACAAAAGAGTTCAAGACTGCAATTATGATTTAGAAACTAAGCTTAAGGCTATTCGATACGACAAAGAAAGGGTACAGACTAGCAATGTATCCAATGAAATTGAGCAGGCATTAATGAATGCTCATGAAAATACTATGAGAGAGTTAACATATGCAGATATTGAAAACCAGGAGTTATCAAGTACGATTCTTAGGCTGACAATTGAAGTCAAAGAAATGGATTCAATTATTGAATCTTATGATGACCAAGAAGCTCTTGATTTGTTTGTTGAGTACTATCGGGATGGAAAGTCCTTTAGAACTCTTGCCGGTGTAACGGGGTTGGATCATTCAGTAATTAGGGACATGATCTATAAAGCTGTTGAGTATGTTCACATTGAACTTGGAGATTGTACCCCACAGAATCCCCACAAAAACCCCACAGATTCCCCACAAATTCCCCACCAAAACGAAGAATAAATAAGTTAATATGTTAATTAAGAAAAACTGGCACTCGTGATGACGCGGGTGCCTTTTCTATTGAGAGGATGTGAGAACATGAATCATGAGGTTGTCTGGAAAGATACCCGATCAAAAGAGAAGGAAAAACTTGAAATGAGAAAAGAGATTGTGCAGGAAATCCAGGAGTCATGTGATTGTGAATCATGTCCTAAGATAAAGCGTTATCTAAAGAACTTTATTGAGAAACAAGAGAAGAAGCATGGCCGTCATTGCGAGTGCCGGACGAAGAAGGTGTTGTAGTTGGCAAATACAATGGAGCCTATAAGAGAAATCGAGACAATTAGAGATGTAGCAGCATTCCTTAAGAGTACACCTAAAAACCCCAGGATAGGAGATAGAGATCATCTGCTATTTATGATGGGTATATTTATGGGTTTACGGATAACACATCAATTGAGTTTGAGAGTTAGGGATTTCAGAAAGAAGGACGGCCGGATTATTCAGTCCTTTCATAGGAGAGATTTGAAACGTACTCGAGAAAGAAAAATAGTACTGAACGTGGAGTTGAGAAACCTTATATCAGAGTATGTAAAAGACATGCAAGATTATGAGTACTTGTTTCAATCTTCCAAAGGCAGTAACAAAGCATTGAAACGCGAGTCTGTTTATTCAATCCTAAAGAGAGCTGCTGATGCATTCGATCTTGAATCAATTGGTTGTCACTCTCTGAGGAAAACATTTGGTTGGCTTATATATCAGGAGACCAAAAGTCCAGTAGCTGTAATGAAAGCACTTGGAAAACCAAGTGTAGCTGATGCTATGGAGTATATAGGTGAGACCCAGGACACAGTAAATAAGGCCTTAGGGAATCTGAGGATAATGCGAGCATAAACGGAAATGATTTTCTTTCATTTTCAAAAATGCTATTAAAAATATAGTTGTAAGATTATTGTTACAAGAATTGAGTGCATTATAAGAAGAAACACGTTAAGAAAAAACCTAACAGAATCCCCTGTTTTGTTAGATTTATTTGACCATAATCAACATGGGTCCTTCTGGAGCTTCTAGACAGCCTGCGGGTGCTCGCGACCCCAAAAGAGCGCTAGTTACAAAAAAATTATGATTGCCATTTCCGTTTCGATTTGAAATAATTGGGATTGGAGGTGGTTCTATGGAATTTGAGAAGTTTTTGACTGAAGGTTCTTCTAAAAAGTTATTTGAGTTAATAAAAAGTAGTAAAGAACAATTTGAAACTAAAGAAGAGTTTTTAGGTGCTATGGAAGAAATGAGTAATAAGTTTCCTAAGGTTGATGTGTTGGATCAAGAGGATATTGAGAATTTACACAATCGGTTTTATGAGTTTATTCAAGACGAAGTAGATGAGTTGGATCCAACCACAGAAACGGTATATTTTGAAATGAAGGAATTAGAAAAATCATTGTATTTTGGTGATGTTATTGAGGATGTTGAACTTGCATCGATAGAGTTAATACAATACTTGATATTTGTAGGTGATGTTACATGCAACACTTTGGACAAATACTTTAAAGATGATCTTACAAAATGGCTTAGAAAAGAGTTCGAAGTAAATTATTTTGAGATTAAAGATTTTTTTGAGCAGCTAGAGAATGTTCTAACATGGAATAGAAAAACTGGTTATGGTCTAACACAAAATGGTCATGCGACAGTGTCTTATTTAAAATTCGAAAAATTGTCATCGGAATTGGATAATCAATTAGAAATGATGAAGAAAAATAACAAGAAAGTGAAGAACAAGCATAAAGCTCTGAAAACTACTATCGTTGAATCTAAGTCTAGTATCGATGCGCTAAGTCTCAAATATAATAAGGAAGTAGAAGAAATTACTACTGAAATTGAGAATTTTAACAATAATATTATATCAATTATGGGGATAATGGTTACAGCATTTTCAATAATTGGCTTCAATATCTACTCATTAGAAAATCAGTTTACTATCCCAAGAATGGTAGTAGCTAACACATCGTTGGCATTTACTTTAGCGATTGCATTCAACATGCTTGATCATGTCATTTTTAAGAGGAAATCAACAATGATAGGTATTGTTGCATTTATAATTGGCCTCCTTCTTATGATAGAGATTAGTGCATTTACAAGTCGAGGGTGGTTATAACATCTGAGAGTGAAGGTCGTAATAATGAATCAAAAGTTAACAGATATTGATATGATACCGGTCTCAGCTTCCGTACTAAGTGATTTGATCGGTGTAGGTGACAGACGAATAAGACAACTCGCAGACGAAGGTGTAATAGTTAGAATTAAAAAAGGCCGTTATGACCTAGCTGCAAGCATGAAAAATTACATAAAATACCTCAAAGTTTCTGAAGGTTTGCAAGATAGCCCAAAGAACGAACAAGAAGAACTGGACCATGAGAAAATGCTTCATGAAAAAGCGAAGCGCGGAATGGCGGAGTTAAAACTTGCTGCAATGAGAGGTGAAATGCATAAGGCCGAGGATGTTGAACGGGTAATGACCGATCAACTCTCGGCCTTTCGTTCTAAAGTGCTTAATATACCTACCAAGATTGCAGCACCTCTTAGCGTTATGACTGACAAAGGCATGATCATGAGTTTTCTTGAAAATGAAATGGTAGAAGCACTTAATGAGGTGACAGTTTACTCATCTACGCTCTTCTATAGTGATGAGTATGTTGATATTGAAAGTGAGGTGGAATCAATTGAAGGTAGTGAAAAGGCTTGAAGGTGTTGATCCAAAGACTATAAGACTCTTTCAAAAGATAAGCCAGGTTTTAAAACCTCCACCGAAAATGACTGTATCACAGTGGGCAGAAGCTGAAAGGCGACTTCCTGCTGAAGACTCAGCTGAACCTGGTCGTTATCGAACATCAAGAGCACCATATCAAAGACGGATGCAGGATGTAATAAACGATCCCTATATTGATACGATTGTATTCATGACATCAGCTCAGATTGGTAAGACAGTGATCATACTAAACTCAGCTGGTTTTTTTATGGACCATGATCCATCACCTATTATGATCATGCAACCGACTCTCGAAATGGCTCAGACTTTTTCGAAGAAGAGATTATCTCCTATGATAAGAGACACACCAGTATTAAGAGATAAAGTCAAAGATGCTAAGAGCAGAGATTCTGATAACACGATACTTGAGAAAGGTTTCCCAGGTGGCTATGTTGTTATGGTGGGAGCCAATTCTCCATCAAGTCTTGCGTCCAGACCTATGAGGGTCTTACTTGCTGATGAAATTGATAGGTTTCCAGAGAGTGCAGGTAATGAAGGTGATCCACTTAAGCTAGCTGAGAAAAGAACTAAGACGTTCTGGAATAAGAAAAAGGTTTATGTTTCTACTCCAACGATCAAAGGCAAGTCGAGAATAGAAAAAGAGTTTAATTCATCATCTCAAGAGGAGTGGCATGTACCTTGCCCTGAATGTGATAAGTTACAGACTTATGCATGGCCTCAGATTAAGTTTAGTCATGAATCGGAAGGTGATATACATTCTGTCTCAGACGTGGGCATGGTCTGTAAGTATTGTGGTGTTATCTCAGAAGAAGTCCAGTGGAAACTTAGGGAAGGTAAGTGGATAGCCAAGTACCCTGAGGTTAAGAAGAAGGGCTTCCATATCAATGCATTTGCAAGTCCATGGGAAACGTGGGAGTCGATAATTGAGGATTTCCTCGATGCCAAAGGTGACAAAGAGCAGCTTAAGGTATGGGTAAATACAATGCTTGGTGAGACATGGGAAGAAGAAGAAGGCGAAAAACTTGACCATGAACACCTATACAAACACAGAAGAGAAGAGTACCATGCAGAAGTTCCATCAGGTACCTTAGTACTTACAGCTGGTGTAGATGTTCAAGATGATCGTCTCGAAGTTGAAGTTGTCGGTTGGGGCGTTGAAATGGAATCTTGGGGGATTGAGTACCGTAAGTTTTATGGTGATCCTGATAAAGTTGATGTTTGGAATGCGCTTGATAACTTCTTACTCAAAACCTATGAGTCAGAAGATGGTCATAGCTTGAAAATAGCATCAACCTGTGTTGATTCTGGTGGTCACTTTACACAAGAAACATATCGATTTACTAAGGCTAGGGAACATAGGCATGTTTATTCGATAAAAGGTATTGGTGGCCCAGGTAGAGCTTTAGTACATAAGCATTCAAGAAACAACCGAGAGAAGGCACTTTTATTCTCACTTGGTGTTGATGACGGCAAGGCTAAGATATATTCAAGGCTTAAGACTGAAACCATTGGTCCTGGTTATTGTCACTTCCCAAGGGATCGTGAAGATGAAACTGGCAGAGGTTACACAGAAGAGTACTTCAAAGGCTTGCTTGGTGAACGTTTTGTAAAGGAACACAAGAATGGAAAAATGCAGATGCGGTGGGTTAAAAAAAGCGGGGTAAGAAATGAGCCTCTTGATTTACGAAACTATGCAACTGCTGCATTTGAGATTGCTTTTCCGGATCCAGATTATTTGTATAGGTTACAAGATCGTGTTATTAGTCCAACTAGTAAACCGATAAGAAGTAAAAAACGGAAGAAGGGACGTAAGGTTCATTCAAGTGGTGTATAGAGCTGAGGGCTCTTTTTTTTATGGGGTGATTTGATGAGTGGTATCACACTTGAAAATGCACAAGAGCATTTAGCAATTTGGTTGAAAGCTGAAAAGGCTGTGTCATTAGGACAATCTTACCGCATTGGTTCACGAGAAATGCGAAAAGCTGATCTTGGTCTTATTGCAGAACGTATTACGTTTTGGAATAACAAGGTCATTAGGTTAGAACGTGCTAGAAACAAGGGCAGTAAACGAAGAATCAGGAATGTTATCCCTATTGATATCTAGGAAGGTGGTGAACAATTGAATCCTTTTAATATGGTTGCAGATGCAGTTGCTGATAAAATCACCGACTTTGTCATTAAATCAAATCGGCGAAGAGACATTCGAAACCATGGATACTCTCATCATGGTGCCAGTCGGTCAAAAAAGAGTTTGAAAGGTTGGGATGCTTCAGGTGGATCCACTAAAGAAGATATCGATGACAACCTGGATACTCTTAGAAAACGATCAAGGGATTTGGCTATGGGAACGCCTCTGGCTATTGGTGCACTTAGGACAATTAGAACCAATGTTGTTGGCCCTGGTTTGAAGCCGGCACCTAATATTGATTACAAGTATCTCGGTTTGTCGGAAGAAGAGGCAGATGATTTAGAAGAGCAAATATCTCGTGAATGGAGTCTATGGGCTGAATCAATTCACTGTGATGTTCAGAGAATGAATGATTTCTATGAATTACAGCAATTAGCTTTTATGGCATCACTAATGAGTGGTGAAAGCTTTGCTATTCTTCCCACAATACCAAGACCAAATATGCCATATGATTTGCGCGTTATGGTCCTTGAAGCTGACAGATGTTGCTCACCAAGTGGGGAACGTAAAACTGGTGGAAACAAAATCATTAATGGTGTTGAAGTGAGTTCTCTCGGTGAGACATTAGCATACTGGATATGTGACCGCCATCCTGGAAGTTCAAATATTTATGAGATGGGTGGACGAAAGTGGACACGTATTAAAAAGTTCGGTTCTAAAACTGGACGTCCGAATATCCTTCACATCATGGAATCAGAAAGACCTGAACAAAGAAGGGGTGTTCCACTACTTTCTCCAGTTATTGTGGCACTAAAACAATTATCAAGATACACAGAAGCGGAGCTCATGGCTGCTGTTGTAAGCGGGCTATTTACAGTATTCATCGAACAAAAGGAAGAAGAAACAGACGCTCCATATGTTGGACAATATGAAGAGCAAGAAGATGGTGTAGTCGAAAGTGATGAAGGTGAGCGTAATCTACGCTTAGGTGCAGGAGCTATTGTTGAGCTGGGTGAAGGGGAGACTGTAAAAGATGCAAACCCCGGAAGACCAAACACTGCTTTCGATGGGTTTGTTCAAGCTATATGCAGACAGATTGGTTCAGCATTAGAAATACCATATGAGTTACTAATTAAGCACTTTACAGCATCATATTCTGCTAGTCGTGCAGCGCTTCTAGAAGCATGGAAAATGTTCAGAATGAGGCGTTCGTGGCTAGCTTCTGATTTTTGTCAGCCAATTTATGAAGAGTGGTTTTCAGAAGCTGTTGCTAAAGGAAGAATTAAAGCACCTGGATTCTACAGTGATCCAGCAGTTAGAAAAGTATATTGTAGAGCTGACTGGCATGGTCCTACTCAAGGTCAGTTGAATCCGAAGCTTGAAGTTGAAGCGGCAGCAACACGAGTGAAGGAAGGTTTTTCAACTCGCCAACGCGAGACTGTTGAACTTACTGGTGGGGACTTTAATAGAAACCATAGGCAGAGAATTAAAGAAGAAAAAATGATGAAGGAGGGCAGTTTACAAGAAGATGAATAGACTTTCATGGGAGTTTAAAAACCAACAAGAAAATGGGTCTGCATCACTTTATATATATGGTGATATTGAACAGTATAAATGGATTGAAGATGATGTAACGGCTCAGGAATTTGCTCGCGATTTATCAGCACTTGGCGATGTTGATGAACTTGAAGTTCGGTTCAACACAAATGGAGGTTCAGTCTTTGCAGCTAGATCGATTGCAAGTTTACTGAAATCACATTCAGCAAGAGTGATTGGTATAGTGGATGGACTCGCAGCATCATCAGGAACAATTATTACATCGGCTTGTGATGAACTAAGAATATTCCCAGGTGCAATGATGATGGTACATTTACCACTTGCAGGTATGTGTGGTTATTTCAATGTTCCTGCATTACAAAAGCATATTGACCGTTTAGAGGCTGTAAAAGGCGCTATTGTGGAAACATACAAATCGAAAACCAACAAATCAGAGGATGAGTTGGTTTCTTTAATGGAAAAAGAAACATGGATGACTGGTCGCGAAGCTGTTGAACTTGGCTTTGCTGATACTTTGATCGAAGATGCAGATGACATTAATGCATCACTAAGTGGTGACAAACTAATTATGAATGGTGTTGAGTTTGACACTAGAAACTTTAAGGCCTTCAGTAAAGAAAAAGTACCGAACTTAATGAAGTTACAAATGGGTAGTGGTGGTGTTGTTAATCATGTTGATTCAATAAATATGAATGAAGAGGAGGACGAAATCGTGACAATCGAGCAAATCAAGAATGGACATCCTGAACTGTATAAGCAAATCAAAAATGAGGGTGCTCAAGAAGAACGAAATCGCATCAAAGACATCAAGGACATGACTCGCCAAGGTGATGAGTCTATGGCAGACAAGGCCATGTTCGAAACAGGGATTTCCGCTAGAGATTATGCAGTTGAAACACTTAAGGCGGACGCTACTAAGGGAAGTAAATTCCTGTCTGATAGAGCTGAAGACGTTCAAGATTCAAACTTGGATGATGTAACAGGTGACACAACTCCTCAAAATGATGAGGATATACGTAACGAACTGGCAGATATGATCGCTGGTACAACTAAGTAAGAAAGTGAGGCTAAAACATGATTGGAAAAACAGGTACTTATACTTATGACCCAAGTGAGAAAATCGCTGGTTTGTCCGACGTTATAAGGGGGGAAGGCACCCTTGATCAAGAACAGGATATCAAGGTACTTCAAGTCCTAAAGAAAGTCGGAGGAAAACATTTGGCTATCGAAGCAGCAGACGATGGATCTCTTGCTGATGCACTATCTATTGTAGATATTTCTACTGGTACTGGTGAAACGAAACCCTTCCCGATTTATCTAGCTGGTGAGTTTGTAATGGCAGAAGTTGTGGTGCCAGACACAAAAACAGCAGCTGACTACAAAGATGCTCTACGAGCAAAAGGTATTATTTTAAAGTAGGAGGAAACTATGACTGTATCAATTTTTGACACGATGACAATGAGAGCTGCTATCGAAAGAAAACCACCTCTTAGAACAGCTCTAATGGACACTTATTTCAGTGATTTCAATACACATGACACTGAGAAGGTCCTTGTAGACATTAAAAAGGGCAACCGAAAGCTTGCGCCATTTGTACATCCTTTAATAGGTGGACAAATCATTTTTGATTCAGGTTACAAGACTGAGGAATACAAACCACCATTGATTGCTCCTGAAAATGTAACTACCGCCGACCAACTTTTAAAAAGACAGCATGGGGAAGTTATTGGATCTTCCACATCACCTGTTCAACGAGCTGCTAAGAAACTAGGCTCTGACCTACAAAGACAAACTGAGCAAATCATCCGCAGAATTGAGTGGATGTGTTCTAAAGCAATCTTTGATGGAGTTATCCCTGTTGTCGGTAAAGGAATCAATGAAGTCATTGATTTTGAGTTTACAAATAAAGAAACGCTTCTGGGTTCTGATCGTTTCAGCGATCCGTCATGTGATCCTATTGCCTGGATTGATGAAAAAGTGAAGGTTGTTCAAAAAACGGGCTTTGTTAATCCAACAGATGTACTAATGGCGGATGATGTCATGAGTGCATTTCTCAACAATCCAAAAGTAAAAGATCAATTTGATAATAGAAGAATTAAATCTGGTGAAATTGATCCTAAGCAGCTTCCAAATGGTATGACGTACATGGGCACACTTAGTAAGTCTGGTCTTGACTTATTCACATATAACGAATGGTATCAAGATGACTGGACTGATCCTGAAAATCCTGTTGAGAAACCCCTGGTTCCAGATGGACATGTTGCTATTATGTCTAGACGATCAACGAACAGTATTGAGTATGGTGCAATCACACGTATCAATTCTAAGACAGAAGAGTGGGAAACTCATGAAGGAAAAATCATTCCTGATTCATGGGTGAAGAAAGACCCTGATGGAAGAATGCTTAAGTGTGAGTCAAGACCTCTACCAATTCCCCATGAGGTTAACAGTTGGTTTGTTGGAAAGGTACTATAGGTGATCAAATGAGAGTAAAAGTTATTACAGATCAGGGAACTATTCGTTATGGTGGAAAACCATATAAAAAAGGTGATGTTCTTGACATGAAAAAAGATGTTGCTGCTGAGGCCATCAAAGATAAACTCGTTGAAGAGCTAACTGATACAAACTCAAATAAGGACGACTCAGATGACTCTGATGTAAAAAAGCAAAACACCACCAAATAAAACACAGGTTTAGATTCAAAGCCCGAGCAGAGGAGGCCTATTTATATGGACTTTAAAACTCTCATGGAAGCGGATCAGTCTGTGTTTTTTAATTGCGACGAATTTGCTGAGCCTCATGTGGTTAATGGGAAATCCATGGATATTATCATTGATCATGAAAAGGCAAAAGAACTAAATGACACTGAGTTTGAGGGCGACGCAGTTTGTGACGTCCTCTTCTTTGTTAAAGCTTCTGAGTACGGGAATCTTCCCGTTTATGGTTCTCCATGCAAGTTCAAGGGAGATACCTATAAAGTTATTCAAGCAGGTGATCTTGGTGGAACTTATGAAATTGCGATCCAAAGAGTTGATTTTGCATGATTAATATAGATATTGATACTCGTGATCTGCTAAGAGTTGTAAATGAGCTCGATAAGGTGCAAAGAAAAGTGCCGGCAATTACATCACGTGCTCTTGGAAGGACAATCACGCATGCCAATAAGGTTATGAGTCAAGCCATTCGTGAAGAGTATGTTATCAAAGCGGGAGATATCAAAGAGCATACAGAGCTTAAAAAGGCATCAAAAACTGATCTAAATGCTTTTATCAAAGTAACAGGTCGACCTCTAGCATTATCTAGATTTCAGTTAACGCCTAAAAAACCTCAGTCTGGAAATCGTCGTAGGAAAGTTAAAGTCAAAATCAAACGTGGTGGAAGAAAGACAGAGGTGCGTACTGATCCTGGTGCATTTATTCAAGAAATGAATGGTGCAGTAACTGCATTTAGACGTGTGGATAAAAGACGTTTTCCGGTTGTGCCTATTAAGACACTCTCAATTCCGCAAATGGCTTCTAATGACGGTGTTCTTTCTAAAGTTGAAAGTAAAGCTCAGGAAAAATTGATTGAAAGAATGAATCATGAGATTAGTCGTGAAGTCAGACGCGCTCAAAGAAATCATAACTCAAGGAGAGTGAGAAGCTAGTGGAAGTTAAAACCATTGACCAAATGCTAGACGCTGTAGAACTATTCATTAAAGAAAATGTTGTATCAGGTCTAAAACTTAAAACACCTAAGGGTGAGTATGTTGAGCCAAATGTCTTTAAGGGTGTTTTACCCTTTAAACACTCATTACCTGATGATAAGAAGGAACTTGTTCCATGTATATTGGTGGGCATGGGTAAGGGCAGAGATAATGATGACGATGGAGACATTAACATTAAGTTGACCATTGTTACATTTGATTCAGGGTTTAATGATGGTGAGTCCGAAGTGCAAGATATGAATGGCTACACTGATCTTTTGATTGTAATTCAAAGACTTAGGGCAAGTCTACTTGGTTCGGTAGATGTAGGTGGCCTTGGAGAAGTGCAGAGACCCTATGACTTTGGTATGTATGAAGAGCAATCATATCCGTTTTGGTATGGATATTCAATGTTTGGATTCGAAATGGACCCAATCAAACCTATAAGTAGTGAATTAGAAAATTGTCTGTAAGGAGGGAATGACCATTACAGTATATAAACATGGTACACATGGAGCTGTACTTCCAGCTGAACCGCTTCCCGCGGTAATAGGAACTAGCATACCCGTCTATATTGGGACAGCCCCAATTCAAATGGCAAGTGAACCTACTGCAGCTGTTAATAAACCGATATTGCTAAAATCGATGGAAGAAGCAAAGAAGCACTTTGGTTATAGTGATGACTGGAAAACCTTCACACTATGTGAGGTTATGAAAGCTCACTTTGATAATCAGTATGGCAGTGTTGGACCTATTGTGCTAATCAATGTATTTGATCCTGAAAATGACAAAACTGCTGGAACTATAGAAGTAGAATTTGCATCTGACATAGCATATATTGATGAACCTGTAATTCTGAGTAGCATTGCAATAACAGATAAAATCCTAGATGAGGATTTCTCAGTTGAGTACGCGGCTGATGGTCGAATCTTAATAAAGGATTTAAAAAGTGCGTTGGCTGGAACTATTAGTATTGAATTCGATAAAATGGACATCACAAAAGTAACCGCTTCTGATATTGTTGGTGGCTTAGATTCTGAAACAGAAGTTCTAAGAGGTATTGGCTGTGTTGATTTAGTTAATCAAATAACTGGTCAACTTCCAACAATCTTAGCTGCACCAGGCTGGTCTGATGTCGAGTCAGTTAGAGAAGCATTATATGGTAAAGCAGAACTCATTAATGGTAGTTTCAAGGCAGTTGCTGTTGTGGATCTACCTTCAGATGCTGCACATCGAACCATAGCTTCAATTAAAACATGGAAATCCGACAACAGTGTTATTCAGGAAAATGTCAAAGCATGTTGGCCGATGGCTAAAATAGATTCAACGCTTTATCATTTATCAACAATTGCAGTGTGGCGTATGATGGTCACAGATCTTGAAAATGAAGGACCAAGTAAATCACCATCAAATAAAAAAGTGCCAGTTCTTTCACTTTGTGATGAGGATGGAAAAAACATTGAGTTTGACAAAGAACAGGCCAATAAGTTAAATGCTGTTGGAATTACAACTGCAGCATACTATGGTGGTGCCTGGAAACTATGGGGTCCCCATATGGCAAATTTCAATGTGGATGCTGTTATTAATCCTGATAAGATATTTGATTCATCAATCAGAATGATGCATTATCTACTAAATATGTTCCAACTTAGAAACCAGGATAAAGTAGATGAATCAATGAACCGCAGACTGGTTGAGAACATTCTGCAATCAGAGCAAATCGAACTTAATACACTTGTGTCTGATGGGAAACTACTCAGCGCAAATATCGAGTTTAAAGCGAGTGAAAACACAACTTCAGATATGGTGTCTGGTGATTTCGTATTTAGTGCTAAGACAACTACAACACCTGTTGCTAAATCAATTGGTATTGAGGTCCAGTATTCAACGAGCGGACTCTCAAAATTAATGGGAGGTGATCAGTAATGAAACATGCTGATAAAACAATCAATTATCGGATTTATGCCAAGATTGATGAAAAAATAAAGCCTCTTGGAAACACTAAGACAGCTCAGCTTCCGGCTTTTGAGTTTGGCACTGAGACAATGTCGGGTCCTGGTATCATAGGAGAAATTGAGATTCCTGACCCGTTTGCTATAGGTTCTATGACTTTCTCACCTTCAGTTAGTTTGATGCAAAAAGATCATATTAAATTGATGGCACCAGGTATTCACGACTTTGAAGTGCGCTGGGCTGTGAATGTCTTAGATTCATCAGGTAAAACAAAACTACAAGGCCATAAAATGGTTATTCGTGGCATGGTTAAGAAGTTTGACCAGGGTAAAGTTGAGAATGCATCACCAATGGATGGCTCTGGAGAATGGGAAGTAATCTACTGCAGATACTTCATTGATGGTGAAGAACAATATGAAGTAGACAAGTTGAATGGAAAACTTGTAATCGCTGGTGTGAACTACGGCGATCAACTTAATAACTTACTTTAAGACAGCTAATCTAGCTGTCTTTTTCTATGGAGGAAAACATAATGAAGGACACAAATTCAAGTGTTGGTTCGATAAAACTACCAGCTAATTTCAAAATTGATGGGACGATTGTCAAAGTTCTTAACTACAACTTAGATGATCTACAAGGTGATGCAGTTGAAAACGCAACACGTGCGCTGACTGCTACTGGATATGTAGTTCAAGTAGCAGACCTTGATACACAACTTCATGCATCACTTTTTGCAGAGGCTGCTGGTGTCACTTTTGAAGATATTAAACGTCTTCCAATGAAAACTTATATGAAAACAGCGCGTATCACACGAGATTTTTTGTTGAACGACTCGGAGGAATCCCAGAAGGAGAATACATCCGAAGAGTAAGAACACTGATCACGCTCCATACGAGCACAACGTATAGAGAATGTTGCGACATGAGGCTCAGTGAACTGCTTGACTACTATGATGATTTAGCTGAAGTAACAGCTGAATCATCACAGAAGGGAGGTGAAGCAAGTCCGTAATAATGGATTTCAAACCACTATTGTCATTGGTGGTAGAATGTCAAGATCGCTCAGAAATGCATTTAGAAGTACTCAAAGTGGAGCGACTGCAACTGCCAGAGTAATGAAAACCTCAGCAAAAGTTGTTGCAGCAGCAAGTACAGCAGTAGGAGCTGCATCCGCTGCGGGTATGGCTGTTGCAACAAAGTCGGCAGTAGAATATCAAGATCAATTGGCTGACACGTCAACCCTTCTTGATGGTGATGTTGCGAGTAAGGTATCGAAACTATCAAAGAATGTAAAAAGTCTCAGTGTTGTCACGGGTAAAACGACAACGGATATGAATGCAGGTTTATATCAAGTCGTTTCTGCTTTTGGTGACACAGCTGATAGTGCAAGATACCTTGAAGTAGCATCGAAAGCTGCCGTTGGAGGTAACGCTGAAATAGCCAGTTCTGTAAGTCTTCTCTCAAGTGTCACAAAAGGTTATGGTGATACAACTGTTGAAGCAACCCAAAAGGTTTCTGACTTAGCTTTTAAGACTGTTAAGTTGGGTGAGACCACTTTCCCGGAACTGGCTGCAAACATGGGAAAGGTTATACCGATTGCGAGTGCACTTGGGTCTAGGCAAGAAGAACTCTTTGGTTCTATGGCAACCCTTACAGGAGTTACAGGTAATACTGCTGAAGTTTCAACGCAGCTAAGAGCAACATACCAAGGGCTTTTACAACCAACAGGCAATATGCAAAAGGCTCTAGAGGCTCTGGGGTACGCCAATGGTAAAGCTGCAATAGAGAGTGAAGGACTGGGTGACTTATTAATCAAGCTTAGAAAGCTCGTAAATGATGATGAAGTAGCATTCTCAAGTCTATTTGGATCTGTTGAAGCTAAATCTGCTGTACTTGCATTAACTGGCAGTCAGGCAGAAAACTTTGCAAAGAAAACAGCAGAAATGGCTACTGCTTCTGGAACAGCTGAAGCAGCTTTCTTAGCTAAATCCAAGACTGCAAAAGGTTTATTTAATCGACTGAAATCAGTTGGTAATGTCATAGCTATTAACATAGGTGAAAAAGCGCTTCCAACACTCGTTCGAATGAGTGAGTATTTACTTGACGCATTCGAAACACATCAACCTGAGATCAATACATTTATAGATTCTGTTGCATCTATTGCCGGTGTTGTGTTTCCTGCTCTGATAAGTTCAGTCCAAGTAGCATGGGAAAAGTTGACGGGTGTATACAGGTTCTTGTCAGGGAACTGGAATAAAATTGAGCCAATTGTCGTTGGTGTGACTGCTGCGTTTTTAGCATTCAAAGTTATGACCAGTGCCATAAACATTGCGATGGGTGCATACCGAATTGCGATGCTTGTTGCAACTGCAGTTACTACTGGTTTTGCTTCTGTTATGGCAGTTGTTACAAGTCCAGTATTTTTAGTGGCTGCAGCAATAGGTCTAGTCATTGGAGCTGGATGGGCTCTTTATAAAAACTGGGATACGATAACTAAGGGGTTGTCAGCCTTTTGGCAGAACAACGTAATGCCAGTCTTTGCAGGTATTGGTGAGTGGTTTAGTGGAATTTTTGAAGGTGTCGTTAAGATATTTAAAGGCTATGTGAATATTTATGTGAACATAATCAACTTAATTGTAGACAAACTCAATGGTATTAATATTGATATTCCAGACTGGGTACCTGGCATTGGTGGTGAAACCTTTGGTATTTCGATTCCGAAACTACCAACATTCGCACTAGGTGGCGTTGCCACTGGACCATCCATCTTTGGTGAAGCGGGACCTGAAATGGCGATTCCGCTTAAACGAGGAAACAGACGAAGTTTAGACTTATTAAATCAAACGGCTCAAATGCTTGGGGTGTCATCTCCTAAAGGTGGAACAGTCGAAGAACTTCATTATCATTATAGTCCGGTAATCCAAGGTGGAGAACCTAGTAAAGTCGATAGAGTACTCAAAGATAATTTCGAGGAGTTTAAGAAGTTTACTCGTCGAGATAGGAAGCAAAGAAGAAGGGTGGCATTTAGTGATGGATAATCAGTTGTATTATAAATATGTCACTCTGCAGGGCGATACGTATGATAGTATCGCCCTTGATTTTTATACTGATGAATTTAAAGCGGATCTGATTATTAAAGCAAATCCTTTAAGTGTTGGAACATTGGTCTTTGATGCTGGTGTTGAGCTGTATATACCTATAGTTAACACAGTTGATCAATCCAAACTGCCACCATGGAGACAAACGTAAATGAGGTGCTTATGCAGATTATTATTGATGACGTAGATATTACACCTAGAATCACATCTGCTGGTGTTGTTTACTCAGACAATGCAGGTGGTTCTGCTGATACTATTGATCTAATTTTTGATGATACAGAAAGATTATGGGAGAAGTGGAGACCAAAAAGGGGGCAGGTTATTCAGTTTATTGATGAGAAATTGAATACAGGTAAGATGTATCTTGATCAAAGAGAACAGTCCTCGGGCATGTTTGTTGTAGGTGCTAGATCAACACCTCAGAACAAAACGAACGTGTTCAAAAGTTGGGAGCATATAAGGTTTAAGCTCCTTGCTAAAAATCTAGCTGAATCAGTTGGACTACAAGTTGAATTTTATGATATTGAAGATTACCTGTATGAGTCTGTGATACAGTCCGATGAAACATCGTTAGAGTGTTTGAATAGACTCTGCATACGTGAAGGATATTCATTAAAAGTTTATGATGGAAAAGCAATCATTTACGATGTGAAGTCTCGAGAAAACTCGAAACCAGTTTTAAAGATACAAAGGGATGAAGTGTTAGGTGAACCAGAGTACTTCGAAGATGCAGAAACAAAATCACTTTGTATCGTTAGGCATGCAACCTCAAATGGAGCTTACCATAGAGCAGAAGCTTATGCAGATGTACCTGGTGGAATCCTCAAAATTGATGAGGTTGTTTCCAGTCAGGCAGAAGCATATAGATATGCAGTGAACCATCTCAATAACTGGAATTGCGACAGTAAAAAAGGATATATTGCAGTCGAATTGAATAAGTCTCTGACATCGGGACAAATGATTGAACTTGAGAATTTTGGATTAGCTGATGGTGTCCATTTTATTAAAAGTGTCGTACATGACTATCAAGATGGTGCTTCATATATAAGTTTTAGACGTAAACGAGGTGAGTAGCATGGTTCTTAATGGCATGCACAGAGCTAAAGTAACTGAAGTTGATTTAGATAAAAGAGTAGGAAAAGTTACCCTTCCACTGCTTGATGATGCTGTTTCTCCTTATTTACCAGTTTTGCAACCATTTTTTAGTATTCCTGAAGACATGGACATTCAGTTTCTAATAGAAGTAAACACAGATGTTGTTGTCCAGTTCTTTGGGAGTATTAGTAATGGTGTGATCATTGGAAAAGTAGGAGGTGGGGCATAATGCAAGTAGCTGCATTTGGTACTAAAGTGTTTTCGGGGAGTGTTAATCGAACTCTGGTACCTGAATCGATGGATGGCTCTCTAGAGCTTAAGCGACAAGTCCAAGACAATGTTAGTGGCAAACCTTCAACTTATATAAAAGGTGCAGGGCTTAGACAACTCAATTTTGTTATCAAGCTTAAACGAGTGTTAGGTGTGGATGTTGCTGCTGAAATAAAATCATTCGAGTCGATGTTAGAAGATGCTAAACCACTGCCCCTCACCATTGGAGGTGTGAAAGAAGGGAATAACAACTTTCTTCTTGTTAATGTGAGTAAAAGTAAAATCAAAATGCTTGGTACTACATTAATATCTGCTGAGGTCTCGTTGACGTTTGAGGAGTTTTATAAAAAGGGATCCGCAAAGGATCCTTCATCAAACGGTATGAACTTCAATTTGGATAATGTTATATCCGATAAATTTCATTATGTCGATAAGCTTGATGAAAAACGTTCAAATCCTAATGCGGAAGCTGCACTAAAAAACGGGCCGATGACTAGATCAATGTTATAGGAGACGATATGGTTATTGAAATTAACACAATTGATCCACCTGAAATTGACTGGAATGCTGTGGGTAAGGAACGCATCATACAAAATGTAAGAAATCTTTTGCAAACAGTTCGGTATGATGTGCCATATGATAGAACACTTGGACTCAGTGCAGATTTACCAGATGAATCAGGTGAAGGATTATCTGCTGTTCTGCTCAATCTTGTTTCTGAACTTATCAGCAGAAAAGAACCTCGGGCAACTGTTCTGAGTGTGGTTGTAAATGCTATTGATGCAAGTGGAAATCTAATAATGAAAGTAGAGGTAGATGTATGAGTGAGTTTAACTTTTTTGATATCGATTCTGCAGCTACCTTTGAGAAAATGTTAGCTGATTTTGAAAACAACCGTGGCATAACCCTTTATCCAGGTGATGAAAGACGCAGTATGCTACTTGCTATGCTCCCAGTGATTATTCAGTTAAAAGCTAAGATAAATGAAACTGCAAAAAGAAATCTTATCAAGTATGCGGATGGAGAGCTACTAGATGAACTTGCATGGCAGTTTTATAAAGTTACTAGAATCCCTGCAATGAAAGCAGAAGTTCCCGGTCGCGTTGAGTTAACGGCTATTCAGTCTGTAGATGTGCCGGTTGAAGCAGGAGAGTTAGTTACTGGTGATGGAACACTATATTTTGTTGTTAAAGATTCAGTACTTGTGCCAGCTGGAGATGAATCTATTGCTTGCAGTCTTATTGCATATGACACAGGACCAGAGTATAACGACCTTACAGCAGGTCAGATTAAATCACTAGTAAAGCCACTACCATTTGTAAAGCAGATTGTGAATATGGCTGTTTCGTCAGGTGGATTCAATGAGGAGTCTGATCAGAAGTTCAAAGATAGATTACTTTCTGCACCTGAGGGGTTCAGTACCGCTGGTCCTGAGGGGGCATATATTTTTCATGCTATGTCAGCAGATGTGTCGATTGTTGATGTTCGAGCAGTTTCCCCAAACCCATGTGAGGTTGATGTTATTGTTCTATGTGAGAACGGAGTGTTACCTGATCAAGTCATACTTGATCGTGTCACTGATGCTCTGTCACCAAGGCATATTCGACCACTTTGTGATCTAGTTACAGTTAAACCACCTACTCAAGTTTCTTACAATATTGAACTTGAGTATTTTATTGCCAAGGAAAATGCCTCGAGAGAAACGGACATCAGGGCAAGTCTTGAGAATGACGTTGTTGATGGATATAAGGCTTGGCAATGTGATGCACTTGAGAGAAGCATTAATCCAGATGAGTTAAGAGGTAGAATGAGGGATGCTTCAGCATATCGTATTGATATTACCTGGCCAGTGTTTACTCAGTTGAGTGAGTCACAAGTGGCAAAGGTTGGCACAGTGACCTTAAACTATGGGGGATTGATCTAATGAGTATGACTTTAGATAATTTAGAACTGATAAAACTGTTCCCTTCATACATGAAAGACAACCTTGATGTATTGGCATTTTGCGCAGCATTAGAACCACAGTTTCGAGAACTCAATGAAATGAGTCAGTTAGTTTTGATTTACTCAAGGCTTGATGAGTTGGATCATGAAGCACTGGATATTATTGCAGTGGATTTATCAGTTGATTTTTATATGACAAGTCTT